GACACTTCCGTGTTTATGCCTACGCACGAAATCAACGGTGTTCCGACCAGACAGTTTATGGGCGTTAAGGATGACGACTTTTTAGTGTCTATTGTGGCCGCCAATAAGTCGAATGGGATTGTCCACCGTAAAGCTTTGGCTGAGCAGATTATGGCTTTCAGTGTTTTGAGACAGAAGGTCAAAAACGCAAAACTGTATTTGCACATGGAGCCGTCTGCAGCGTTCGGCGGGTTTGACATTCCCGCGCTCGTGTCCTCTGTGGGGTTAGATGACACCACAGTGATTGTGGCGGATTCAACACAGTTGCGCATCGGATACCCTCAGGAACATTTGGCGGCGCTGTACACAGCTTCGGACGTGTTGATGAATGCCACTTTGGGTGAGGGGTTTGGTGTGACAACGGTGGAGGCCCAAGCGTGTGGGACTCGTGTGATTACGTCTTCGTGGACGGCGTCACAAGATTTGGCAGGGCCTGAGTCGTGGCTTATTGATGGGCAACCGTTTTGGGATGAGCCACAAAAGGCTTGGTATAACACCCCGCTAATTGGGTCGCTAGTGTCTGCGCTGGAGCTTGCACACAAAGCGCCGCGTGGTATCAGTATTGATACTATAAAATTTGCCAAACAGTATGATGTTGAAAAAGTGTGGGACAAGTATTGGTTGCCATTCTTTAGGGGTTTCTTTGCCTGACTTGTCTGAGCTTCAGGGTGTTCATGCTGGGGAAACCGTCTGGGTTCTCGGCTCTGGCTCGTCGTTGGGGTTTGTTGACTCGTCCTTTTTTTTCGGCAAGACTGTGGTGAGCACAAACTATTCGGCGCACTCTATTGGCCTCCGACCGGATTACGTTTTCACCCATTACCATAAGCTCGCATACGAGTTCCTTGAGGACTCCAGGCTTTTGACCGTTGTGACGTTACAGAAAGACACGGTGACACACAACGAATGGCCACACAAAGAAGTTTCTAACCTTGTGATGGCACCTCAAGATAGCTATGCGGCTCCCGGTTCGTCGTGGGACCCATTCACCCGCAACCCTCCGAGGGCTGACTCGCTCGCATATGGGTCTTCTAGTTTGCATGGGGCGATGCACCTCGCGGCACATTTAGGTGCCGCACACATTATTTTAGTGGGCGCTGACTGTGGAACCATCGACGGGCAACACAGAACGGAAGGCTACCCCGCCGGGCATACACCTTGGGCTTTGTATAACAAACACCACAAGCTTATGAAAGACTGGCTTCAAGTTAAGTACGGGGTGACAGTGTATTCGCTAAACCCTTTTATCAACTTCAATTTGGAAGGGCACAGGTTCGACGGCTTATGATTCCTGTTCTTATTGTTCCGGTACTAAACCGCTATGACTTGCTCCAACGGATGCTGGACTCTATAGATTTTCCTGTCGCCGACCTTCTCGTCATTGATAACGGTGGGGATGTTGACAAGCTTCGCTTCCCTAACTGTGTTTTGAACTCTCACATCTTGCCGTTGCCTGCAAACCTTGGGGTGTCTGGTTCGTGGAATCTTGGGGTGAAACTGTTTCCGCACGCACCAAAGTGGGTTATTGCGTCTAACGATGCCGTGTTTGGGGCGGGTGCCCTTGAGAGGCTTTGTGACGCCCGTAGGGACGAGATAGTGCTGTCTGACGTGTTTCCCCATTGGCATGTGTTTTCGCTCGGTGACGACGCTGTGAGGCGTGTGGGTTTGTTTGATGAGGCACTTTATCCAGCCTATTTTGAAGACAACGATTATTTACGCCGAGCCGAGCGTGCAGGTGTGGTGGTTCGTCGGATTGATATTTCTTTGGCTCACGACAACAGTTCGACTATTAAGGCTGACCCGCGTTTGAGTGCTGTCAATGGGAACACTTTTTTGAACAATCGTGAATACTTTGAAGGTAAGGTTTTGCGGGAGGATTTTGGTGAGGGCGGTTGGGTGTTGGACCGTCGTCGCGCGAACAGGTGGGACTAAAGAAAAAACCCCCGCCGTAGCGAGGGCCTTTTCTGGTTTTGGTGTTAGTGGTTGAGGATTGCGAAGTCTTGTCCCCAGGTGATGTCTAGGTCGTAGGCTTCCGCAATGGTTTCAAGCTCGTCTTGTGCGAGGTCTTCGAGGTAGATGCTCATGGTGTGTCCCTTTCGTTGTGGTTGTTAGTGGAGGGGTGGGGTTTCTAGGTAAGGGCTCAGTTGGTCCCAGTACTCAATGTCTTCCCACTCTCTTTCGGTTATGTCCGCTGGGTCAAGAAGGCGCATGTGCTCTTTGGCTATGTCTAGCGCTCTGGCCAAAGATTCGGCGTTCCAGGTGTCTGACTCGATTGTGATTTTTGACATTTTTTTCTCCTAGTGGTTGTGGTTGTTAGCTTTGGTCGTCGACCATTTTCCAGAATCGGTTTTGGTAGTACTCGGTTTGAACTTGAAGCAAATCCATCAGGGTGCGCATTTGGTCGGCATCACAGCCGGAGCTAATAAATGCTTCGACCGCTTCGGGCAGTTCTGCGATTGTCATTTTCGTGGTGTTCATGGTGTTCCTTTCGGTTGGTATTGCTTGTGTCTAGAACTATACACCAGCTACACAGGCAACGCAACGCCCAACCCCAAACACCCCACACCGGTACAATAGAAACGGAGGCACACACATGACAATCACCAACGGATACGCCACACTTGCAGACGTCAAAGCGGCATTCCGCATTCAAGACACCGTTGACGACACCCTGCTCGAACTCAGCATCGAATCCGCATCACGCGAAATCGACGGTTGGTGTGAACGTATCTTCTACAACGCAGGCACAGCCACCCGCGTCTACGTCCCCACAGACTCTTTCCTAGTCGAAACAGAAGACCTCATCAGTGTTGCCACACTCAAAACATCCTCCACAGGAACAAGCTTCGACAGCACTTGGTCATTCCCCGGCGACTACCAGCTAGAACCACTCAACGGAATTTCCGGCGGCCTCACCGTGCCACGCAGCCGCATACGCGCCATCGGCTCATACGTTTTCCCACTATGGGACCCGCGCAACATCAACGCACACGAAGCAACCGTGGAAGTGACCGGGGTCTTCGGCTTCGAAACCACCCCCACCGCAGTAAAACAAGCCTGCATCATTCTTTCCCAAAGACAGTTTAAGCGCTACGACACCCCCCTGGGCATCAGCTACGACGAGCTCGGGGCGATGCGAGTCGGCAGAGTTGACCCGGACATCGAAAAGCTGTTGTCGCCTTACAAGAAAGTGCGGATGGCGTGAGCATCACAGACATTCGCAACGGTATCGCCACAAACCTAAGCACCATCACGGGGTTACGCGCCACAGGCGAAGTGCCAGACCAACCCAACCCACCACAAGCCGTCGTCCAACTACAAAATGTTGACTATGACGGTGCCTTTCAAGGTGGGATGACAACCTATTCTTTCCTCGTGACCGTCCTTGTTGGCCGCGCCGCCGAACGCGCCGCACAACAAAAACTTAACATTTACGCCTCGACAGGTGCCGGCGGAATAAAACCTGCTATCGAGTCAGACAAAACGCTTAGTGGTACAGCCTACGATGTCAGAGTCGAGACGATGACGAACATCTCTGCGGTATCATTAGGGGGAGATATTTCTTACCTTTCGGCAGACTTCATTGTCACCGTGTTAGCTAACTAGAGGAGAACCACATGTCACGCTTTGTGGCCACAGACTACAACATCACCATCAACGGCTCGGACTTCTCTGGAAGTATTGCGGCGGTAACCCTGGACATTAGCTCCGACGAGCAGGACGTCACCAGCTTTTCCAACTCGGGATACCGGACCCGCATCGGTGGGCTGAAGGATGCAAGCATCACGCTTGACTTTCACCAAGACTTCGGGGCGACCGCTGTGGACGCCACCTTGTTCCCATTGTTGGGTTCAAACGCGACCGTCGTTATTCTTCCCACCTCGGCATCCGTTAGCGCGACGAACCCTAGCTACACGGCAGAGTTTCTGTGCTCATCGTATTCTCCCTTTGCAAGCACCGTCGGAGACTTGGCCACACTGAGTGTGTCCTGGAACCTCGCCGGAACCGCAGGAGTTGTTCGCGGCACAGCCTAGCTAGTGTAGACTTTCAGGCATGAACTTTACGCTCGAAATTCACTACATTGGAAACGACACCCCGAAGGTTGTCAACGGTATCGCCGCCGACATTGTTGGATTCGAAACACGTTTCGACCTTTCTATGTCGCGACTGCAAAAGGATGCAAAGCTAACGCACCTGATGTTTTTGGCGTGGCATGTTGAACAGCGCACAAAAGCTACAGCCAAAACTTTTGAAGACTGGCTGAACGATGTTGAATCTGTGCAGGCGGCTAACCCAAAAGCATAAAAGGAATCGGTGACGATTCCACCCATTGGCTGATTGCCACGATTGCTTGTGAAACGGGCTTGTCTCCGACCGAGTTGATGAACTTGGAGCCACGCATGTTGTTCACTATTCAGCGTTACCTTTTGGGCAAGGCGAGGCGGGGGCAGTCGCGCCGGTAGAATAGAGGAAGACTTTGAGGAGTTTTTCCTGTGACTATTTCCGTTGACCAAGGCGACCTGAACAGGGTTGTGCGTGAGCTGAAGGCGATTGACGATAAGTCTGTGCGGATGTTGCGGTCATCGTTGAAGATTGGTTTAGCACCGATGACGTCAAAGATTCAGTCGGACATTCCCAAAACCGCACCTTTGTCAGGCATGAACCATCGCGGCTCCACTAGGTGGCGTGGTGTAAACAAACCGGTGGTGTCTTTCATGCCTGGCCGGTCTAAAAAAAATGGCACGAACCTTTTGATGATTACGGTTACGGGTGGTAAGCGTGGGCTTGGCTTTGATTATGCAGAGCTGGCAGGTATTCGCTCTAGGCCTGGTCGCACAGTGTCGAAACCTTACACGAGGCGCGTTCGCGGTGGTGGCGTTACCAGGGAGATGACGCACAGGGTTACAACACAGGGCGACATTTTCATCAACAAGTTGCAGATGCGCAAACCTATTCGTGGGGTAGCGGGCCGTTACGCATATGACTCGTTTCTCAAAATGCGCCCTCTTGTTGTTGAAACGGCGCGAGGAATCATCAACACGTTCATGGCTTCGTACGACAAAAAGTTTAGGGCTTAGGGGGCATTATGGCTGGCGGTCCGATTCGTCTTGTTATCGCATCAAAGTTTGACCCGAAAGGTATCAACAGCGGCAAGTCTGCACTGAAGAAGTTTGGTGGTGTTGCCGCCGCCATTGGTGCCGCTTCGGTTGCCGCCATTGCCGGAATTGGGACTGCGGCGTTGCGGATGTCGTCCGAGTTTGAAACGTCGTTTGCAAAGATTCAAGGGTTGGTGGGTGTTTCCACTGACCAGCTGGGTGAGCTTGAGGATGCCGCGAAAACGTTAGGCCCACAGTTTGGCCGGTCCGCGCAGGAAGCTGCGGACGCTTTGTTCTTTATCACGTCGGCGGGTTTGCGTGGCGCTGACGCTGTGACCGTGTTGGAGGCATCGCTGAAGGGTGCCGCTGCCGGACTGGGTGACACTAAGACGATTGCGGACTTGGCGACGTCTGCGGTGAACGCTTATGGGGCTTCACAGCTTGATGGTGCGCAGGCGGTGGATGTTTTGACCGAGGCGGTGCGGGAGGGAAAGCTGGAGCCTGCCGCGCTTGCAGGCGCTATGGGGCAGGTGTTGCCTTTGGCGTCGGCTTTGGGTGTTGGGTTTAATGAGGTAGGTGCGGCCATGGCCGCCATGTCTCGAACGGGTACTGATGCTTCTACAGCATCGACCCAGTTGCGACAAATTCTTGCATCGCTAACTTCTCCGACAGCCGAGGCCAACGAAGCGCTGGCTGGCATGGGGCTCTCTGCCGAGGGTTTGCGGCAAGAAATAAAAGAGAAAGGTTTGTTCTCTGCGCTAGAAACTTTGACCGGCGCTTTCGACGGGAACATTGAGGCGACAGCTTCCGTCTTTGGAAACGTGCGAGCCTTGTCTGGTGTGCTGGACTTGATGGGTCCAAACGTTGAGGGCACAGCACAAATTTTTGCCAACATGACCGACGACGTCGGCGCTTTGGATGATGCGTTTGCAGCAGTTGAGGACACTGCCGGATTCAAAATGAACAAAGCTTTGGAGACCGCTAAGGTTTCCCTTCTCGGGGTGGGTGACATTCTCCTCCCCATTGCCGCGCGGATGCTTGACTCTTTAATGCCCGTCATCGACTCTTTGGGTCCAGCTTTGGAAGGTTTGTTTACAGAGCTGGAGCCTGTATTTAGCGGACTGGCCGGCATGTTGCCTGGGTTAATGGAAGCATTAATGCCTTTACTTCCCATCATTGGCGACATTGCGGGAGTGTTCTTCGACCTGGTCGCCGCTATTCTGCCGCCGGTCATCGCTTTGCTTGACGTGCTGATGCCATTGTTTGCCGACCTGACAAGTGTGCTCGGCGACTTTATCGGTGACGCTCTAGATTTGTTGGCACCTGTGCTGATGGATATAGCAGACACGTTGGAACCTATCATTGCGGCAGCGTTCCCAATTTTTATGACGTTGTTAGAAACACTAATCCCTATCATTCTTGAGCTTGTGGAAATGTTCCTGCCGTTGCTTGACTATGTGCTGCCTGTGCTTGAGGCGCTACTTGTGGACGTGGTTCTTCCAGCGTTGGCAAGATTCGCTGAAGTGCTTTCTGTTGTTTTACCTATTGCCATGGAAGTTTTCAAACAGGCAGGCTTGGGCCGCCTACTGTTGGCGATGGGAGATTTTGCGGACGACTTTGGCAAGCTAGTCCACTCCATTAGGCTGTTCTTCGCTGAGGGCATGAACCTCATGATTGAGGCGATGGAAAAGTTTATCAACGGGTCGCTTCGCGGGCTGAATTGGTTTATCGAAAAAGCTAACTCTTTGCCTGGGGTGCAAATAAACTTCAGGGCTGAGATGGTTGAGTTTGACCGCATTTCTGTCCCAGGGCAGTTCGACAACATGAGTTTCCCGGAAGTTGACGTCACCGGTATTACTGACAACGGTCGCCGAGGCATTAAAGCGGCAGCGGCAGAGTATTCCTCTTTGTTTGAAGAAGCGTTTGTTAGGGGGACAATGCAGCGTGCGGGCGTCACTAATCAGAGCAGGGCGGCACAAATTTTGGCCGACCGTTTTGGTGTGCCTGCGATGGCTGACGGTGGCATTGTGAGCAGTCCGACGTTTGCTTTGATTGGCGAGGCGGGCCCTGAAGCTGTGGTGCCTCTGGACCAACTTGGCAGGGGTGGCGCAACGTATAACATCACGGTGAACGCGGGTATCGGCACCAATGGTTCTCAGGTCGGTGAGCAGATTCTTTCTGCCATTCGCGCATATGAACGCACGTCCGGCCCTGTCTTTGCGAGGGCGTGATGCACGACACCACAGTTGAGGTTGGCCGCACACGCGGTTT